CTATGTGGCTGATGAATATTGGGCTGTCCTCAGTGAAAAAGAAGAAAGGTGGAAACATCTACTTCCATGCAGAGCTAACACCTCAAAAGCCGGTGTCATGGGCAGAAGAAGATGATGCTCAAATGAGAGCATTTATGGAGTCCGTCAAAGGGTATAATGATACTGTTATGAGAGCATATCATTCTGCTACTGACGATAAAATTAAATATGACTCCGTAGTTAATGAATAGCTTTATACTACATAAAGTACAAGGGTTTCTAGATCGTGTCTCAAGAGAGGGGGCCGATCTAGATCCCAAACTTGTAGAAGAATTTAAAGAGGCATGTACTAAGTCTGTAGTACGTCAGTTCTCTAACAAAAGAGGTGCTTGGAAACCTCGTATGTCTTCTTTAGGTAGGCCTTTGTGCCAACAAAAAATGGAACGAGATGGAGCAGAGAAAAACTTTGAGTATAATTCTTTAGTTCGTTTTATGTTTGGTGATCTTGTCGAAGCTATTGCCATTTTGGTAATGAAATCGGCAAAAGTAAACATAGAGGCAGAGCAAGAGACTGTCAAGTTAAAGTTAGGTAAGCATTCTGTCTCTGGTACACTAGATGTTGAAATAGATGGAAAGGTGTGGGATATTAAATCTGCAAGTCCTTATGCCTTTGAACATAAATTTGGAGCTATGGGTGGCTATAAGAAGATAAAAGAAGATGATGTCTTTGGGTATATTGTTCAGGGATACTTGTACAGCAAAGCTAGAAACAAAGATTTTGGTGGTTGGATTGTTGTTAATAAAGCAAGTGGTGAGTGGGTGGTGTGTGAAGCTCCTGAACTACAAGAAGAAGATAAGAAAGAAGCTCTTGCTTTAGCAGAGAAAAACTTAAATGCTTTACTAAGTGGAGAGAAATTTAAAAGATGCTTTACGGATGTAGAAGAAACATACAAAGATAAAGATAAGAATGTTAAGAAGACAGGAAATAGAGTACTGTCAAGCATTTGTGGATTTTGTGATTTTAAAAGAACCTGTTGGCCTAATGTTATTATGCATAGGAAAGTAGGATCAACAGCACGTTTTCCAAAATCTGTATGGTATAGTAGCCTTAAAAAACGGGAAGTATAATGTCTATCTATTTTCAGACTGATGTTAGTTTTTCAGATATTTATATGAATGACAATGTGTGGTATGCCTACCCAGATTCTGAAGATAAAAAAGGAGGCACAGATATTATAAGAGAGTTGAGAAATAACTTCTCATCCATGCCTATAAGAGTGTGTAAAAGTTTTTATGAAAGAGGTGAATGGAATGATTTTGATTACGATCAAAAGATAGATATGATATTTAAGGATTTAAATAAAATACAAAAAGTTTTAAATAGAGGAGCACTTGTTTGTTTCTACATGGCAGAGTGGACAGAAGCTTTAGAAAAGATGAAGAAAAACTGTCCTAAAATATTTGAGTTTGCTGTAGAAGAGTCTGGAGCTTTGTTTGATGCCTTTCCTCCAAAAGATATAAAATTAAGAAGAACAGAAGAATGAACTGTTGGCATTGTGGTACAGAGGTAATTTGGGGTGGAGACCATGATATGGAAGAAGAAGAGGAAGACTATTGCATGTCAACAAACCTATCTTGTCCTAAATGTGGTTCCTTTTATATGGTGTACCTACCAAAAGATAAGGAAGAGAACACTTGAAAAGAGCACATGGATATAGATCTAATTTTGAATTAGATATAGCTAATCAGTTAGCTAAAAGTAAAGTACCTTTCCTTTATGAAAAATTTACATTTGACTATGTTAGGCATAGTACATACACACCAGATTTTTATTTAAAAGAACAGGATTTTTATATAGAAGTAAAAGGTCTGTTTATTTCACAAGATAGAGGTAAACATCTGTTAATTAAAAAACAGCATCCAGATTTAGATTTACGATTCCTGTTTATGAATGCCAACAACAAGCTGTACAAAGGATCAAAAACTACTTACGGTGGATGGTGTGATAGATATGATTATAAATGGTGTCAAGGATTTGTACCAAAGGAGTGGTTAGAATGATAACAAAAAAAACTAAAACTAAATTTGAAAAGTATAAAGATAGCTTGCCAAAAGATTCTCTCTGTGTTATAATGCAAGATACAGATGAGGGCATGATAGACTTTATGTCTTATGATACTACTGATAAGCATGAGGCATCAACCGGATATATAATATTAAGAGGGTTTATGGAAATGTTAGAAACTCAAATAGAAAATATTATTATGCATGGGCAAGCTGCAATATTTAAAGATTTAGAAATTATAAAGCCAGAGATGAAGGATAAGATGTACAGCAAAGATAATATAACAGTATTGGATTTTAACAGTGATAAATAACCCTTTTCAAAGAGAAACACATGAGCAATTCATGGTTAGAATGGATCAAGAGGCTAAAAGAAATTTAGAAATAAAGAGGTTAAAAGGATCAAGAGCAACAGATGTTCAGGTAGGTGGAAACCATTATAAAGACTTTAAAATTAGGCCAGTTGAATACATTTCAAAAAATAAACTTAACTTCCTAGAGGGAAATATTATAAAATATGTTTCTCGGCATAGAAATAAAAATGGTGCTGAAGATATAAGAAAAATTATACACTATGCAGAGTTAATATTAGAATTAGAATATGGAGAGAAGTAAATGGCATCATTGATGGGAGGAAATTATTTACCTACAGAGTATCAGGCATTTATACATATGTCTAGATATTCTAGATGGTTAGAAGAGGAAAATAGAAGAGAAAGCTGGAGTGAAACTGTAAGTAGACTTATAGGTTTCTTTCGTC